ATCACTCAGGTTATCCACATTGCTTGTGATGCTGTCGATAACAGTGTCCTCAGTTGCCACGATAGCAAACCATCCATTACTGTTAGTCTTGGCGGCAGTGTCATTGATGTAGATCCCACCATTGAGTCCTAAACCTCTATATTCGTTTGATGATGCCATAATATTCTATGCTGTTGAAACGGCAGTTGTGCCGTAGGTTATAAATTGTATTGGGTTTACTTGACCCTCTTGTCTTTCGAGCTTGTCCAACTCGCTTTGTAAAATTGATTCGGCTTGCTGATAAATGACCTGCGCTTTCTCCAATGCGCCATCGCTTGAAAGCCAGTCCCCATAAGCGCCTACTGTTGCGTATTCACTGAATACATAGGGGAAGTCACTCGCTCCACTCGCAAACTCTGGATATGGTGCGCGGTAATATACCCATACAGGTGAGGTGGAACTGCGATCTGGCAGGATTGCCTCACCATATACACTACCACCTGTGGCGTAGATATTTTTAAATGCCTGATCACTTGTGGTCCCACTACCGTAGGGATCATTTTCTGTGACCCTAAATATCTCGGATATAGTTGTACCAAAGTCTATATAAGTGAGCAGGCTTGCGGTGGCTGTTGCTCCGCTTCCACTACCACCTGTAAAGCTAATTGTAGGTGCAGATGTAAATGCTGTGCCATTGTTGGTCACAGCCACTCCGTTTACCTGTCCATCTGAATTAATTGTGGCAGTGGCTGCCGCAGAATTTCCTCCACCACCTGTAAAAACTACCGTAGGGGCAGATGTGTATCCACTTCCTCCACTACCTACCTGTACACTTCTTACCCGGACATCAGGTATTACTTGGGATAAGCGGGACGCAAAAGGCCAGCTTGTACGATCCCATGCTAATTTACCAAAGCGATTAAAGCTTCGTACTGCCGCTGTGTTTTCAGCAGTAAGAAAACTGTCCACGCCAACCATACTTACTAAGTTGGTCAACATGGTGCTTACTGCTATCTGTCTCATGCGAAACTAGGTTTATCAAAACCTCCCTGAACGAAGGTCTTCTTTTTTAATGACTTTGCTTTGAATGCCGGATTGTCACGAAGCATCTCGTTGACAAATTGTTTATCACCCCAACATCCAGGCTTGAACTGTTCCCATCTGAAATATTCACGGGCAGGTATACTTGCCTTTAACTGCCCTAGACCGTCCACTTGATTGCCTTGTTGGTTTTCTTGACCCACTTCAATCTCGCGCTTCTTAGCTTCGTACTTTTCAAGATCCACTTCGTAACGTAAGTGCTTCTCCAAGTTCTTCATGAATTGCGAACCATTGCCTTCGGCCTTGCTCCACTTTGGTATAAATATTTCTGACATTATAAATTGATGTGGAAAAGGGAGTGACCCGCTACGCAGATCACTCCCCAAATCCTAATTGCGATTAAGCAAATTGACCAAGGTCAACGATACGTAACCCGATCACTATTTTACCAGCAGTTGCGGATGCAATAGCGGCATCGGTGACTTCCAAGATAATAGAAGTCGCAGTGTTTGTTCCACCTACAGGCTGGGACTGACCGCCTGTGAATGCATCTCCTGTATTGAACACGGGAGCGGACATTCCGTCCACATCGAGAGCATCGATGAACTCATCAGGGTCACCAGAGCTTGTTCCCACATCAATGACTAGTGAGGTTGTACCTGCAAATGCTTCAGCTTCGTACACACCTGCCAACTCAACTGCACCACCTGCGGGTATAGTTGCGATGGTCAACTGTCCAGCGTTGCCAATAGTTTGAAGGTCTTCATAGGTAGCGGTGTACACATGCGTGAAACCTCTACCTGCTTCATTATTTGATAATTCTGACATATCTTAATCTCCTTATGTTAAGTATTATTAATCAACTAATTAGTTGAAAAAACCATGCGCTTTAGGCGAGAGGCATGCGAGGCCAGCTACGACATCTACAAAACCGCGCCTACCGCCACCTTGATTCTCAAGCTCGGTAACAGACTCAGCTTTCAAGGACATCATGGATACATACTCAGGATCGATTAAGAGTCCTGCGTCTGCGTCTACTGTGTCACTGCCACTTGTTCTGTTGATGAACAAAGAAGGCACAATGTTGCACAATCCGAAGTCTCCCTCATATACCGAAACTGTAAGCGTGATCTTTTTGCTCTCAGCATCTTGATTGACTGTGTAAGTTCCGTTCGTAGCTGCAAGCTGACGTGAGAAGTTACTGATCTCTTTCTTGAGGCTTGGGCCGGCAAGTAAGGTCAACTGTCCACCAGGCATTCCGTTAGCTTGATAGAGTTCTTGAAGAACACTATTAAAGGTAGCTTCGGTTTGTGTACCCGTGGTGTCATTAGCAACATTCTGGGCAAATGCAGGGATGTCGGAAGGCTGTCCACCAACTCCAAGCCATTTCAGCATACCACGTGTTTTGTAAGGCGCACCTGCTCCAGCGTCTGCTTGACGATCCTGTGAAGAACAGAATGCAGACTCAATTGAACGTTTTACGCTGCGTACGGCTTTGCTTTCCGCATTTGCAAACTCAGATGCGACACCAGCAGTGTCAACCATCTCTTGCAGATCCGAGACCATAAATGTATCGCGGAACTTTTGCACGTAATTACCAATTCTTGCACGGTCAGCAGATTGATTTTTGAAAGCAGTTACATCTTCACCTTCTTCAACTCCACCAAACTCAGGTGAGTTAAGTTTATCAACTTGATATTCAAAGAATGTCCCGGTTGCTTTTCCCTTTTTAATCATAGAAACGAACGGTGTCGCTTCTGGCTCTAGAACTGAAATAATAGAAGTTAAATCCTCTTTATTTCCACTCGTATTGTAGGTCGTGGCTTTAGCCATATCTATATCCTCCTTGTTGTTTTAAATTATTATTTTACGATTGCTCGCTTTAGTTTTATGTAATTCTGGTAGTCTGCTATATTGCCTGATTTCTCAAACTTGGCATGAGCCGCCTGTAGAGCTTTCTGATGTTTACTTCCCTCGGATCTTGGTTTACTCGCACCTGCTTCAGTACTTGCGACAGGAGCAGTTGGTTTCTTCAATTTCTTCGGTTGACTTGCATTTGCTTGCCGGGCTTGCACTGCCTTTAGTCCTTCCACCATGAGTCCCAATGCAAAATTACTATTGGGTAGGTGGTCAACTAGTGGCTTGTAAAGCGGGCTTTGCTTCACCTGCATGAACATCTTGTAGTCATCACTTTCTCCGTTACTTAGGAACTCGAAAGTTTGGACTGCTTGTTGGTCACTTTGCTGACGTTCCTTTATCCAGGCTTGTCGAGCAGGAGCATCTTTGCGAAGTATCTTTTTTGCATTCGCTTTGATTCTCCTGAGATCAGACTTTGTATAAGTCTTTTCCCCATCCTTGACCACAAACTCATTACCAGCGTCATCGTACTCAACTTCGTTTTCCATCCCTTCATCTGCCCATTCAATGAGCGTGTTAAGGTTCTCAACTTCTTTATTCAGTGCGTTGACATCAGTGATGTTATGCAGAGCATTATCCTTGAGGAAAGCAGGTGATTCAGCAGGCACGGGTGCCTGCTCAACTTGTTGCTGTAACTCTTGATTCTCAGCTAACAGTGCTTTCTTCTGTGCGGTTAGCTTTCCAAACCGCTTGATTGCAGAAGCATTTAACTGTTTAGCTAAGTTCTTAGCATCCTCCTCGGATAATGAATCCAAGTCTATATTAAATTTAGAAAGAACATCTGAAGGATCTACGGGCGGTTCATCTGATTCCTCATCTGATTCATCCGACTCTTCAGCAGACTGTACCTCTGGTTCCTCTTCTTCCGCAGTTTCTTCAACGGCTTCAGGTTCCTCATCGGCAGTTTCAGTTTCCTCGGCTTGGCGGCTTTTCATCAGATTTGATGCTAGTTCTGCCATTGTGAGGTTACCTTCACTTTGCGTTAAACTATCCACAGAATTTTCGGAGGACTCTGAGACAACCTCTTCTTGTAATGTTTCCATAAGAGCAAGGCATAAATAGCCTAGTGTAGCAAAATGTAGTCTATTGTAGCGAGAAGGGCAATAAAAAAGCCCTCCGCGAAACCCCTAACGCGGAGGGCTAGTGGGGTGTCACACACACATCCAAAGATTAAAGTTTATAGAAATTGTCTAGTTCTTCGTCTATTGCTTCAAGCTTCCCTGAAATATGAAAGTGTAAGTTTAGATTTTCGATGTTCGCTGGAGTCTGCAACGCACGAATGGTTTCTTCACGCATCGCTTCACGCAACTCAATATATCTTTTGAAGTTAGGATCGTTTTTAAGAACGGACAGCGCTCGGAATGCTTCGTCTTGATCGATTTCATGGTTTGTCTTTCTAAGCTTCATTTAAAGTTTTCGTAAATTAAGGATAGGGCTAGGAATAAAGTATCTATGATTACATTGCGTTCGATGAAGAACATGACCAACAATACGATCCAATAAACTTCTCTTTGCAGATGGGACACATTACTTGCGTTTTTTCTTTGCAGTCTTGGCTGACTTCTTAAATGCCTTGGCAGTTGGCGCGCCTTTTGATCCAGGCTTTCTCATCTTTTCACCACTACCTTTTTTTATACGTTTTCTTTTAGCGTGTATGTTTTTATATAGACTCATCTAACAGTTCCATGCTTTGCGTGACCAATAGTTGGCACTAAGTTTTGTATTCTTTCCTTTGATACCACCTGATCTCGCACAGTAGCTCTTCTTGCGTGCAGGTTGGCTTTTCTTAATACTTAAATTTGCGTCACCAAAGCGGATAGTTTTTTTCTTTCCACCCTCAGAAGCTAGGACTACAAACTTCTTCTTGCCATAACCAGGCTCACCTTTGCGGATACGCCTTGGGCTATTTACTTTACTTGGTCTTCCGCTTGCCACACTTCTTCTTTTTCTTCTTAGGTGGTCTACCTACCTTAGTTCCGTATGTTCCTTTTCCCATCGGTGGCATAATTCTATCCTCCTGCTGGTGCTGATCCTGTTTGCCCAAACTGGGTAGGGGCGGCCCCTAGTCTTCCAATCTGAGCGTTTTGTTTTTGCTGGATCTGCATATTTCTTTGTTGCATATAATTCTGAATACGCTCCTGTAAGGCCGGATCTTCCTGTACCTTCTGTGCCACATCTGGCTGCTGTAACCATTGCTGAAACACTTGAAGTTTCATCTCATGGGCATCATTGGGTTTAACATTAGGAGGTACACCTGCATAGATTTCTGCAATGGTCTGTCTTTCTTCATCCATTGCTTTTGCCTGTGCAGTCTCCTTGGGAAGTAAAACACTTTCGGCTGCACCGGGCATGATCTGTCCAACTGCAATCTGGAGTAAACGCTCAGTGTCAAGCGTTCCATTCTTATCAAGTTGCGCGCCAAGTGTGGCTATCGCATTTACCCGTTCAAGCATTTGCTCAGGGTCTTGAGTGGCAGCATCAAACTGCATATAAAAGTCAAAACGATCATTAGGATTACCCTTGGAATACTTCTGCATATCCTGCATTCCTGTGACTCTAAAGTATTCCTGATCGGGACCATACTGTTGGTAAAGTGAATACACTTGATCAAGCACATGTTTGAGGTGGTGAAAGACTTTATCTATTACCTCCTGCTGTTTCATTTGTGCTTCCACAGGATTTACTCCTGGTGCGTTTCTACCAAAGTATCTATCTGCTTGCTCCTGTATATATCTGCGAAGTTCTACATTGGATACGGAACCTCTCGGAGTGGATGCAAATCTTACCTCGCCCGGTACGCGATAGGGTAACCTGACTCCAGGACCATAGCGACTTGGTGCGCGACCAAGCGGGTGTTCGATTGGTGGCAAAGTTGCCAACGATTGCGAGTCAATGCCTCCATCTGTTTCAACCTTGAGTACCTGCTGCAAGCCTTCGATGAGTTCTGGGTATGATCTCGATGAGTAAAGTTTCTTACTTGTTTTTTCAAGAGTGGTTACGACAAATGGATACTTGCCATGTGCATAATCAAGTAATTGATGTTTGGCATAAAGATCAGATATATGACTTGAGTAAATGGTACAGTAGATGCCGGGAACATTATCCTCGTCCAATAGTCTTTGATAACAGTACACAATTCTAACAAGACTATCATCATCACTCCTAGTAAAATTATCATCATCGCGGAGTTGGTAGATATTCTCATCCACATCCTCTCCTTGTCCAGCCAACTCAATGGCTGCATCCACAAATTCTTCTGACCATTTTTCGGTGCTAATTTTAGACCTTAATTGTTCAGGAGTCATACTCACGCTATGAAACATATACGGAGCTTCCTGCGGATCTATACAATAGCTTGGCCAAAACACATCCTCATCTGGGGCAAGGGCTTTGATCTTGGGTCTGCTCACCACCTGACGGGTCACAGGAATAGTAGTCTCACCATCCTTGCGCATCTCTTTGAGCATTCCCCTAGCTTTGGATTTACTGATGTTAAACTGTCCTTTAAGGGCTTCGCTTAACTCCTCATCCATACTGCCGTCCTGAATTGCTGAAGCAATCTGTGGAAGTGCCTGGGCAATCTCCTGTAAACTAATGGTCTGCTGTTGTTTTAATTCCTTATTCTCGTACCAGCAGTAATGAACCATCATGCCTTTCTCAAAGAAATGATTTAGTCCAAGTTCAACTTCAGGATAAAACTCATCCATCTTGGAATTAATTAACCATCGTAAAAAGTTACTTACCACATTTGCACGCTCCACATCATTTGATTCTGTGGGAGTGGCTACAATGTGCGCACGTCTTATGGCATTCATGCTCATTGCAATTCGGCAGGAAATCAATTCATCGCAAAGTCTTACCTGCTGATCACTTGCACCTTCCCAAGGAAATACCTCACCTGTGGAATTTAAAGAAGCATGTTTCTTAAAATCATCCGATTGCCCTGACCAATGACAATGGCGGGTATCATAATCTCTTTGCCTGCGGTCTAACCATTCGCCTAAATCGCTTTGGGTACGCTTGTACGCTTCAGCTAAGTAAGCAATGTCAGGCTCTTTTGAGACATATAGTAATTCAGGATCTGCGGCAGACTGCATATGCGTAGCATAATGTAGCTACTTGTAGCCATTAGGGCAAGATCAATATCCACCACCACCTGTGGCTTGGATACTTCCACTGGTCACAAACTCAGGTCCACTGACCATGAAGTATCTAATACAGTCAACCATATCCTTCCAATGCTCCTGACGGGAACTGCCTGTGTATTCAAGCATTGAACTTATAAAGTTTTCACATCTATCAGACACAAAGATTTTTGGTCTATTTGACTCTGTCATTGGTTCTGTGTCATCCCATGCCAAAGCATCATTGATCTTGGCAATGCCAGCTTCCACATCCACACCGGGAGCAGGTCGCATGACAAAGTCCAAGTTTGCCATAGTATTAATAATGTTACTCTCTCCCTCTTTCTCGCGCACTGTGGCTGCTCCCATTCGAGGGTCAACGATTCGTTCAAAGATATCCTCTCCCTGCTCGAGATCCAAGAAGTGATCCCTATACTGTGTGTATCCCCATCCTAGTGGACGCTGTGCGGGTCCAGGTTTACCCACGCTCTTTCCCACTCCATTGACATGAGGCAATGCCCATGCTCCCATCGTACTGTCAGGGAACTCGCGGTATACATATATACTACCATCCTCTAAGACTCCGATCCATGTGGCCACCCAAGGCTTACTACCACCTGGGTCACATATAAAATACCTAGTGCAGGGTACGGTAGCATCAGCAATGAAGGGGATTTTCTCATGGGGTATGACATTTGTGTCTCTTGAGAATTTAGGGAATCTCCCCTCCATTGCCTTGCTAGGGATACCGTATAAACGGGCGAGTTTTACCTCTTGTGTTTGTTTCGAGTAGGTTCGGATCAGTTCGTTGTAGTCAACGAAAGGACTCATCTCCGACCAAAAGTAATAAATTCTACAGTTAGGCCAATTTACAGATACCTGTTCAACAGGTAATTCACGGCCCATCAGTTCACTGTATCTAGTCTCCACAGTCTCCGCACCTTTCAACAGACTATTAATCAATGGTGTCCAACCCTGCAATGTCGTAAAAGTTAACAGCACCCGTCCGTGGTAATCAACTGTCCTACCACCTACCAATGTATCGAAAATTTGTTCAGGTGCTTCTTCATCCATATGGATACAGTGTGCTGACCATCCCTCAAATATTTGCGGATCTGCCTGATACTGCCTGTAGTTATTAAAGGATATTGTACTACCCCGTTCTGCACCTGGTGTGGTTGGTGGCAGGATTGCCTTGGCTGAGTTAAATCCATTCTTCTGTGTATATTGCAGGGAATGACTCTCACTCTTCTTCTTTGCCCGTTTATACCTCATAGGAAGCGCCTCCCAGATATACCTTTGCGAATCTGCAATTGATCGCTCCTCTGAAACATGCAAAGAACGAATCTCTGCTTCTGGGATAGTCTGTGCCAAGTGGACAAGCATACGGGATGCGAAGGTGGTTTTGGAACTCCTGTTCCCTCCAAGACAAATGTGAATCTTATCATTCTTCCAATTATCCATCACCCTGCGCCACCCAGGAAGAGTCCAACCCCATTGGATTGGATCTTCCTTCTCACTGCCCGGTTGATCGAGCATTAAGCGACTAAGTGTCTCAGCACGCTCCTGTGGTAGTGCATCAATTTGTTCTTCTGTCAGCGCACAGGCAAGCTCGCCCTTCTCATACTTTAAATCATTTATCCAAGGGATACCAAAGTGGGCATCTACCTCATCTGCGTAGGTGATCTTAGGCATTAATGACAACCTTGCGGTTTTTATTATGGATCAAAAAATAAAACATCTTCTTGTATGAATTGAGTTCTTGTCTCCAATCCTTGATGTTTTGATTTTTCTCTATCGACTCAGTCTGCATACACTGCATTGATGCTATCTTTTTATCCAACAATGATGTGACTTTATCTAAGTCATTATGTGTTATTTTATCAGTAGTTTTCATAAGTGATCTTAGGCATCAAACTTCTCGATCCTTATTAAGTTTATTTAAATTTTCTGCGATCATTCGATTAGACATAGCTAACTCATCCAAGCCAGCGGCTATAATTTTAGCGGCAATGATTATAGGTTCTTTTTCTAAATCATCTTGCTTGTATTTCGGACATACATCCATGTACCATTCCTGTGCTGTCTTTGAAGCCTGTTCCATTTGTGTTTTTGCATCTATCATAATTTAAACCTCCTTAGTTTATCCTGATCCAACGCATAGCCGGGACCATGCCCAAGATCTATTTCATTCTCTTCCTTGATTAAATCCTCTTTCTTTGCCCATCCTTTAAAGTCTAAAGTGTTCCCATTCACCACGCACAGAACATATATATCCACATCAGGATTTACTTTCTTCGTACTTAGCAATCTCGCTTTTCTGAGATCAGATGATTTTACGTCATAACGCTTTCCACTCTTCATCTTACCATCCGCAGAACCACTCCTTGGAGTTAGTCCNAAATCAGGGAAACAATTCATCTTCTTGGCAAATCCATACTCTGCCATAAAGCCCATAACATCCGCATCACTACCATCCTGGTCACCCATCTTAGCATCATAGACTCCGTTTCCACGGGCAATCAGACTGCGCATCCTACCTATTATCTGGCAGACTTGGATTTCATCTGGTTGAAGGGTAACAATCATCCTCTTGCCTGCATCTCCATGCC